ACAACAGCAACCATACGTTCGTCTACACCTTCTAATCTTTCAAGGCTACGCTTTCCAAGTTTAAAAGTCATTGTTCAACAAACTCCTTTGTTCCACATAATCTTTCGTACACCATATCACTTGTGTAAGCTTCTGCCCACTTGTTTTCTGTAAAAGTACAAAAAGCCCAAAGATCATTTACATCTTGATCTATAATATCAAGCAAGTCTTGCTGCGCTGATACAGTACCTTCTAAATGCTCTATGTCGTGAACCATTCCACTTATATACCATACAAGAGCTACCAACTGAACAGCCATAGCAAAGACTAAAGCTACTGGTATTTTCATATCAGACATATCACTACCTCTTAAAGAACTTCTGTACGCCACGCACACCAAAGCTCGCGCTTATGGCGATACCTAAACTGTAGAAATACCAATCAGGTGCTTTGGAGAGTTGTTCAAAACCGCGATCAACCCAACCTTCTGTTCCCGGTATCCAACATAAAATTAATGGAATACTTAGAATTATTACAAAATATTCGTCCTTCCAACTTGATTGAGAACCTTGCGCCATCATGCGTTCCCAATCAGCTACAGAAGTTTCTTTGCTTAAAAGTATCTTTGCTTTTGCTTCAGCCTCAGTTAACTTGAGCTTTGCATCAGCCGCTTGCTTCTGAGTTTTAGCATTTAGCCAACCGCCAGCAAGTTCAGCAATTGGTCCTATGAACGCTTGTAACATTAGTTTTCCTCCATCTGTATACTGGTTTTCTTGCTCTCAGCCTTTGCGCTGTAAGCATTGAAACCCATAAATGCAGCAACTACTCCTGAAGCAGCAATCACATACACACTAGCAATATCTGTAATTAAACTTGCTGCTTTATCAAACCCAAGCACTGAAGCCAACAATATTATAAATGGATATATTAACATTCCCATCAAAGCAAAACCAGTGAAACGTCTTTCCGCGTTACGTTTAAGATCCCGGTCTATCATTTCCAAACGTCTATCTTCTAGAGCTATCTTATTCCATTCAGCACGTTCTATAACACCGTTGTTATTAATATCTGCTTTGTCAAACTCTGTCATTTACTCGCTCTCGCATAGGCAATTGCTATTCTTTTTTCTCGTGTGATTATAACAACTTTCCCAGATTTGTCATATATTATGTATTTACCACGCCATTCTTTAAGTGTCACAGATCTATTTGTATACACACTACCTTTGCTTTATCGTTTGTTACCAATACCATAGCGTCTTCTTTCGCTAACTCGCACACCTCTTGCTTGGTGTAGCTGCCAACATGATAATGTTCAAATTCATTACCACTAGCTGTGCTAGTTGTTAATTGAACCCATAATAATACCCACATCTACCACCTACCTTGCCATTTGCCTAAGAAGTAAAAAGCAACAAACAATATTCCACCACTTATTACAAAGATAAAAGCACCAATGGCAAAGTTAATAGCTGCGTCTACCTGTTCTTGCTTGCGATAAAGTTCATCTTTTCTTTGCTTACGCATTTGAGCCTCTATCGCCAAGACTTCCTTCCAAGCACTCGGCCCATAGTTCCAAGAAATATGATCTTTTATTTCAGCCCTCATTTGCTCCATCTTTTTTTTATTAGCAAAGATTTCTATGGCTGTTTCTTCATCAGAACCTTTGAATGTTTTCTTCCAAAAAGGTGGGTTCTTCTCACGTTCTTCTATGTTTGTAAAATCGGAGAAAGCTTTGCCCCATTGAGACAGCTGACCCGTCATATCTTGTAAATCCTTTCCGGCTCCAATGGCTCCCTTGAGCGCTTTAAAAGCGCCAGTTGCCATCATAACACAAGAAACCGGGTCCATGTGCCTAGCTCAGAAAAGTCATTCGTAATAGCAACAGCAAGCTCGCGCCAGTAATACAAATCATTATGGCTTCCATGCGCTTAATACGATTGTACAAATCTTTAAACTGTATTTTCATTTCAGTCTTTATCTCAATTACGTCTTTCTCAACTTCGTCTATTCGAGAGTGTGCTTGTGAAAGTGTACGTGTTCTTTTATCCATTACTCACTCCTTACGGTGCTACAGGCCAATCGGCATCTTCCAGATTAGGCCATTCGTCAAGATCCGTAATCCCACGCAATTCAGATCTATAAACCGCCCAGCTTGTTTTAACATCGTTAGCCAATGGACTGTCATTAACCTGTGTCCAATCGCTATCAACTAATAGCTTATTACGTGTAGTTCTGTGACCTTCAGCTGTACTCGCATCTAGTGTAGCTTGATACGCAGCCTCATGCTCTGCCTTTGTTGTCTTCTTGCCATCGTCATTCGTAGTATCAGCAAACATGTCTCTTGCGACATACTTCTCAACCCAATCACCGTTTGCATTTTGCTCAACGCCATCTCGTGCAGATGTTTGATATGCTGTTGTCGTAGCGGCAGGGCTTGCTAGCACTGGGTCAATGTTCATTGCGTCACAGACGTTGCTTGTCCAGACACGAGGCAGTGACATATTAGGAAATGCTGCTCTCCATTGCCCTTGCGATTTAACTTCGCCTGTTGTTCGTTCTCTGTATTCTGACATCAGTTGATACTCCTTTCGTCAGTTGATTTGTTATGCGATTGCGTAGAAGATGTAGCTATTGCCAGACCCATTTAAGCCACCTTTTGCAATGAATCCTGAAGAAAGCGGATCAATTATGTTAAAAGCATCTTCAGCATTAGTATTATTTAAATATAAAGATGGGGCAACAGACGTTGTTATTCCACGCCCACTATCAAGTACATACCAATCGCCAGTTCCACTTGTTTCTTTAATAAGAACAAACCTCGCAGAATTAGAGAAGCCACAATCTATGTTTTGCGTAGAGCCATTTCCAGTATAGCTTCCCACCTTGGAAACACCTGCTACGGTAGCGAAAAGGTAGGCTATGTAGGTTGAGCCTGATCCGTTTACAGCGCCATCAGTACCCACTGAAAAAACTGAAGCAGTAGGATCAGTCGTTGTAAATTGATTAGAGTTTGTTGCAACAGAATCGGAAACATTAAGCTGCAAATACTTTCCTGCATCAAGGTCTTTGTGATAAACAGACCAATTATCAGTAGAATCTCTGCCTTTAACCCACATCATTTCTGGTACTGCACCTAAGTTATGACTTTGAGTTCTTGCGCTTCCTGTGCCTGAGTAAGCAACCACATCGAAATACGAGGGTGCACGCTTCCACGAATGCATTATGAATGTTTGAGATGATTGATTTCTTGTGTTTTCAAAACCAATTTCATGCACACCATCCATTCTATCAAACTCATGTGATAGAGCAACTTCACTTCCTGTTGAGGCTGTGGTCAATCCTTTATTAGTTAAACGATTTGATAAATGTGGATAATTATAACTTGAACTTGAACGACACGCTTGAAACAACATATCAGAAACAGCACTTCCAACTGTATATTCTCTGTCGCTTGCACCGTTTCCAGTATAAGCTAAACTGCCAAAAACCTTAGTCGCATCCGTAGGTGCAGCTAGTGGGCCTCTGCGGATTGCCATGTATATGTATGTGCCGCCAGATGCGTTTACTCTGGATTGGTTGCTAGTTGAAGAAAACCCAGTAGACGTAAGCTCAAGCCAATCAGCTGTTGCTGTTGCTTCAGCGTCTGAAGTATTAGGCTCCAACCAAGAAGTATAATTACCAGATGCACCAAAGCCCCGCATTGTGTCGTGTAAAATCCAGTCTTTCGCTGTATCTGTACGTTTCACCAATAGCCACTGTGGTTCAAACCCAAGATCAACAGTAAGTTGACTTGACCCTGTACCAGTATAACTCCCACACTTAATAATATCTTGGTCACTATCTGGGCCGAACTCACCGTCATTTGCGTGGTGTGCGAATAGGTAGGCTATGTATGTAAAGCCGTTTTCATTATTTGTTTGGGTGGTAAACTCTGTAGACGTAGGCGCAACTACATTTGTGCCATCTCCAAAATAATACTTAGTGCTGTCTGTCACCCCTTCATCAGTAGAATCAAGTGTGTAATAGCTGTTGGGCG